TCGTATCGATCGTGTCCTTGGTGAGAAGCATGTCAAATTGCTCTCGCCATGGAGACTAGTTTCTACTCGTGAGATCTTTATCAAAGGTCGTAAGCAGTTTGCTATCGACACTCTTGGAATTTCCACACTTGACTATCTTGAACTGTATAAGAAGTTCACTTATACAAACCAAGAGAGTTATCGTCTTGACCACATTTGTTCAGTAGAACTTAACGAGAAGAAACTCGATCACTCTGAGTTTGACACGTTCAAGGAGTTCTATGAGAACGACTGGCAGAAGTTCATTGAGTACAACATCCATGACGTTCGCCTGGTGGACAAACTGGATGACAAGATGAAACTGATTGAACTTGCATACACCATGGCATATGACGCCAAGGTGAATTATGAAGATGTGTTTAGTCAGGTTCGCATGTGGGATAACTATATTTACTGCGAACTTCTAAAGCGTAAGATTGCTATCCCGCCAAAGAAGGAAGCGACTAAGACGGAAAAGTATGCAGGTGCATATGTCAAAGAACCGATTCCTGGGTTTTATGATTGGGTGGTCTCTTTTGATCTCAACAGTCTATATCCTCATCTTATTATGCAGTACAATATCTCGCCCGAGACCCTCCAAGATGCCAGACATTCATCGGCAACCGTTGATAAGATACTTGATAAACAGGTAGAGATTGACGGTGAGTTTGCTGTGTGTGCAAATGGTGCCCAGTATCGTAAAGATAAGCATGGGTTCTTGCCACAAATGATGAAGAAGATGTATGACAGTCGTGTTATCTTTAAGAAGAAGATGATCAAGGCAAAGCAACAGTATGAGAAAACTCCTACTGTTGAACTTATGAAAGAGATCGCCCGCTGCAATAACATTCAGATGGCAAAGAAGATCTCTCTCAATAGTGCTTATGGTGCAATCGGTAACGAACACTTCCGATACTACCGTCTAGCTAATGCCGAAGCTATTACTCTTTCTGGTCAGGTATCAATCCGTTGGATTGAAAACCGTATGAACGAATACCTAAATAAATTGCTCTCCACTGAAAAGGAGGATTATGTCATTGCATCCGACACTGACAGTATCTATCTTAACCTTGGACCTCTTGTTAATAAATTTCTTAGTTCTAAGTCTGGCGACAAAGCAACAGTTGTGGCGCTACTTGACAAGATCTGCCAAGAGAAACTGGAACCTTTTATTGAACGTTCATATCAAGAACTTGCGGATTACGTGTCGGCATATGACCAGAAGATGAGTATGAAGCGGGAGAATATCGCTGACCGTGGTATTTGGACTGCTAAAAAACGTTACATTCTTAATGTCTGGGACAGTGAGGGTGTTAGATACAAGGAACCCAAGATGAAGATCATGGGTCTTGAAACTGCTAGGTCATCGACACCAGCGTATTTTAGAGACAAATTGTATGCAGCGTTTAAGATTATTATCGGCAAGACAAATGATGAGCTTATCAGTTTTATCAATGATGTCCGAACAGAGACGAGAAACCAACATTACTCAGAAGTCGCCTTCCCCAGAGGATGTAACAACCTGGCAAAATATCGCCACCCAACTGAGATTTACCAGAAAGGAACACCCATTGCAGTAAGGGGTGCTCTTCTTTATAATCACTATGTAAAGAAGTACAAGGTAGAGAACAAGCATCCTCTCATTCAAGAAGGTGAGAAGATCAAGTTCATGTATCTCAAGACACCAAATCCATTACACGAGAACATCATCAGTTTCTTTGGTGAGTTGCCGAAGGAGTTTGGTATCGAGAAATATGTGGACTATCAAACACAATTTGAGAAGTCCTTCTTGGAACCTCTCAAAAATGTGTTACAATGTATTGGTTGGACCCACGAGAAAACCATTACCATTTCCAGTTTCTTTTCATGAGCAAGAAAGTTTTTGTAGTTACTTGGACAAACCACGTCGTGGGACAGGTTGGTTCTGAAGACATCAAATGTTTTGAGGACCACCACACTGCTCTCGCATTTGCTAAACTGATGCGACAGCAGTATAATTATGTAAATTTCTATGAGGATGAAGTAACGCAATGGGATTCTTAGACACCGTAATTAAGGACAGTGGAAATGAATTTGCTGGTTTGGTCAGTGAAGGAGTCGCTGCTGGCGACATTACTAACTACGTTGATACTGGCAGTTATATCTTTAATGCCTTGGTTAGTGGTTCCCTTTTTGGAGGTCTTCCTGCCAATAAGGTTACGGCCTTGGCAGGAGAATCAAGCACGGGCAAGACTTTCTTTGCTCTTTCTGTCGTTCGTAATTTCCTTGATTCTAATCCTGATGGTGGTGTCATTTATTTTGAAACTGAATCCGCCATTTCCCGTGACATGATTGAGTCACGTGGTATCGACAGTCAACGTATGGTGCTGTTCCCTGTTGCTACCATCGAGGAGTTCAGGACTCAGGCATGCCGTATTGTTGATAAGTACATGAAGGAACCTAAGGACAAACGACAACCTATGATGTTTGTGCTAGACTCTCTTGGTATGCTTTCAACCAATAAGGAGATGGAGGACGTTGCCAACGACAAGCAGGTCCGAGACATGACTAAGAGTCAGTTGATCAAGGGTGCCTTCCGTGTGTTAACATTGAAACTCGGACAAGCACAGGTGCCTATGATCGTGACCAACCATACGTATGATGTGATTGGTTCCTATGTCCCTACTAAGGAGATGGGCGGTGGCACTGGTCTGAAGTATGCTGCTTCTACTATCATTTACCTTACCAAGTCTAAGGAGCGTGATAGTAAGAAAGAAGTAGTTGGCAACATTATCAAATGCGAGGCGAAGAAGTCTCGCCTAACCGTGGAGGGAAGTAAAGTTGCAACACGTCTATTTTTCGACGAGCGAGGTCTTGACAAATACTACGGCTTACTGGAACTGGGTATCGAGTACGGAGTCTTCGGGAAGAACGGCAATCGGGTTCTTATTGGGGAATCTTCCGTTTATCCTTCTGCTGTACTTGCTGATCCCGAAAAATATTTCACCCCCGAAGTGATGGAACAACTGGAAGTCGCAGCACAGAAAGAATTCTCCTATGGCAATTGAGCGTATTGAAACCACTATCTTGCGAAACCTCATCTTCACTGAGGAGTATTATCGCAAGGTAGTTCCTTTCCTAAAAGCAGATTATTTCCAAGAATATCATGAGAAGATTATCTTTGAGGAGATCGCTGACTTCGCTTCTAAGTATGATAAAGTTCCTACTCAAGAAGTCCTTGCGATTAATATACAAAATCGTAATGACCTTACTGACGATGCGTTTCAAGATTCGTTATCGACGGTATCCAGTTTCTCCAACGAATGGGTTGACTACGAATGGTTGCTCGACTCCACAGAAAAGTGGTGCCAAGACAGAGCTATATACATCGCCCTCATGCAGTCCATCAAGATCGCAGATGGAGGCGATAAGAAGGTTTCGCGAGATGCGATACCCTCCATACTCCAAGAAGCCTTGGCAGTATCGTTCGACGAACACATAGGACACGATTACATTGAACAAGCATCAGAACGTTATGACTTCTACCACCGCAAAGAAGAGAAGGTTCCCTTCGATCTCGAAAAGTTTAACTTTATCACGAAAGGTGGTCTCTCTAACAAGACTCTCAACGTCGCTCTTGCTGGTACAGGCGTCGGCAAGTCTCTATTCATGTGCCATGTTGCTGGTGCCGCGCTCACACAGGGCTACAACGTTCTCTACATTACATGTGAAATGGCAGAGGAGAAAATTGCTGAGCGAATTGACGCAAACCTTTTGAATGTAGGTGTCAAAGATATTGTTGAATTGCCAGAAGTTCTTTTTACTAGCAAAGTAAATGAGATTGCTAGAAAGACTAGAGGTAAACTTATCATCAAAGAGTATCCAACAGCATCTGCTCATGCTGGTCATTTCAAGGCACTGCTTAGTGATCTCAAGTTGAAGAAAGATTTCAAACCAGATCTTATCTTCGTGGACTATCTTAATATCTGTGCAAGTATGAGGTACAAAGGTGCTATTGTCAACAGTTACACGTATGTTAAAGCGATTGCTGAGGAGCTTCGGGGTCTTGCTGTGGAATGTAACGTCCCTATTATTAGTGCTACTCAGACCACTCGTAGTGGTTATGGCAATAGTGATCCAGATCTTACCGATACTTCTGAGTCTTTTGGTCTTCCTGCCACTGCTGATTTTATGTTCGCTCTTATCTCTACTGAGGAGTTGGAACAACAGGGTCGCATCATGGTCAAACAACTTAAGAACCGATACTCAGACCTCGTTACCTCACGAAAATTCATGGTGGGAATTGACAGATCCAAAATGAAGCTGTATGATGTTGCGGACGATGCATCCGCTATTAGCATCGACACAGAGGACACAGGTGAACAACTTGCACAGTTCTCTGAAACACAAACACGTTTATCTAAATTTGCTGAGTGGAATGTATGATTGATTTTAGTAAGTATGAAGAGTTTGTTTCCCAGGTTACTTCAGAACCTTCAACAAACTTTGTTGATTTCGCTGATCGTATTGGCGAGTTGGATCGTGAGGGTGCCAATATTGAGCGTCTTCTTACTAGTGGTGTTGGGATCAATGCTGAAGGTGGTGAATTCCTTGAGATCATTAAGAAGATGGTTTTCCAGGGAAAACCTTGGAACGAAGACAACAGGGAGCACCTGATCATTGAACTAGGTGACATCATGTGGTATGTTGCTCAAGCAACACAATCACTGGGTATCAGTATGGAAGAAGTGCTAGATACAAATATCCGTAAGTTGTCGAAGCGTTATCCTGATGGAACCTTTGATGCTTACATGTCTGAAAACCGTGCTGCTAACGACCGATAAAAACTATGTCTTGTAATTTAAGAGAAAAAACTCTAGTTGCTTTGCGTAACAATGCTCTTGGTAACATTGATAAAGCAAAAGTAAACGTAGAAGTATACCTACACAATCCTGTAGGTATTGGCGAACACCCTGATGTTCTCGGTGCAATTCAAGAACAACTTGATATCATTGCACATGAAGAAGAACGTCTTGAAGTCCTTAATAAACATTTTTCTGATCACCCCTAATGAAATTTACTCAAGAAGATCTCTGGGAAACTATTGAGGTACTTGGATGGCAACCAAACGATGATATTCACATTGAGATTGGTGGCACCTCTGTCTATATGATTGATGGAGATGGTACAAAATGGGCACCAGTCAAAGGCACCCGCAAGTATAATAAGGATGCGTTCATTGTAATCAAGAACCGATCCCGTGATCCTGTTATCCCATCACAAGCACCTAAAAATGAAGACTAGATTTATCTTATTCACTAAGGATAGTTGTGGTCCTTGTGGTTTGGTTAAGCGATATTTTAAAGCACTAAAAGATGAGCGAACAAAACTCATCGAAGAAGTTCAACTCGAAGATTTCAGTGATGAACCAATCCCAGAAGAGAACCTTGCTATCGCCAGAAAATATAATATCACTGCTACACCAGTCCTTATTATTATCGATGAAGAAGGAGAACTACTTGAAACTTACTCAAGCGGTATGCCAATCACTCAAAACATCCGTAAACTCTGGGCAAAATACGAAGTATAAATACAACCTCCCTCTAAATACTTAGACGGGAGGTTTTTTCATATGAAAGCAGGAGACTTTTTCAGGAACAATGCAAGGTATCTTGATCGTATGGATACCTTCTTTGATAAAGCAATGGGTCGTAATGGAAAGGAGAACCGTTTTGCAACAGACATTGGTATTGTAGAAGTAGCAGGTTTTACTACTACCACAAAAAATGCTGCTAAAAAATATGTAACATCAAAATTTCAAGACTTCGCTTCCATCAAAGGGAATGCTAGTAAAGAAAATTCTGCGAAGATGTTATTTGACATGGTGTGCAGGCAAGGTCTTCGTGGACAAAACAATATTGAATTTACTTGTAACTTCCCTGCTGGTAAAAATGTACCAAGAAGAATATCAAGTACAGACATATACCTAGATCTTAATGACTTCACGAAGACACATGAGTTTGGTGGTCAACAGAAGGGTGGCAAGAAAGTCAACATGGGTAATCAGTATGAGGATGATCTTACCCAGGCGCTAATCGATTACTGTGCTGGTCAACCAGTTAAAAAGTATCAAGCACATGTAGAACAAATTGTTGGTGAACTTACTAAAGCATATGGTGAAGCACCAACTGAAGCAATTGGTGAGGGTGGTAAAAATCAAAAACGTCCTCTAGTAAAGAAAGCAAACAATATTATTATCTCTGCAGGTGGTGCAACCACAAATAATATTGGTTCAACTCTTACAGATATTACATTGAAGATTGGTGGAAAACCAGTATACTTGTCAGTCAAATTTGGCAGCACTCTATCTTTCTTTAACTGTGGTGTTCGTAGTAGTGGTAAAGATAAGTTAGCATTGTTCCCAGAAGGGAAACTAAAGAATGGTGAGATCCCTGACGACGGTCAAAAATATCTAGATATGTTTGGTATAGATAGTCAGAAGTTTCTAGATGTATTCGCTAACTATGGCACTACTAGTGGTCCTACAGTAGAAACACATATTGAAAATAGAACCTTATCTGCATCTGGTAAACAAGCGTTACAAAATCTGATCAAGAGTGGTGTTGGGTATGGGTATTGGATGTGCCATTACACTGGAACCAATCTGAAGTTTTATGAAATTGATCAAGACTACATGAACAAAGCTGCTAAACTGGTCGGAAATTCTGTAGAGATCAACTACGGTGGTGCTGGCGGTAAAGGCAAGCGTATTGACATGCTCTTTGAAACTGAGTTGTACGAGTTCAAGTTCAACATCAGGAACAAGCAGGGTGGCGTCTATCCTACCCACACCAATGGAGATTACTACAAAAAGTAATGGCAAACATTAAGCAACTCAAACACTTAGAACACCTGGAAGATGAGATGCTCAACTATGGAGTTGAGGGTTGTAAGGCAGCAGTGTCGTTCTTGAAAGAACTTCGTAAGATGCTTGGACATCAGGAGAGTGCTGGTTTCATGCAAACAAAATGGGATGGTGCTCCATCAGTTATTTGCGGCACAGATCCTCAGACAGGGATGTTTTTTGTTGGCACTAAATCTGTATTCAATAAGACTGATCCTAAACTTTGTTATAGTGAAGAACAGATCAATGGGTGGTATGAAGGAGACCTAGCAGAAAAACTCAAGTTCTCTCTGAGATATTTTTCACAACTTGGTATAGAAGGTGTAGTTCAGGGAGACCTTTTGTTTACATCTGATATTAGAAGAGAGACTATTAATGGAGAACAACTGTATACCTTCAGACCAAATACGATTACTTACGGTATACCCGTTGACCATCCAATCGGAAAGAAAGCAGGTAAAGCAAAGATTGGTGTGGTATTTCATACACATTACACTGGTGATGTAATTGCTGAGATGCAAGCAAGAGCAGGTGCAAAGGTAAAAGGATCTGATGAAGCTCTTGTAGTTGAAAATGATACACCAATGCACCGTGTTGGTTTCTCTCGCGCAGAGATGAGTGCATTTGATAGGCACATCTCTAAGATAGAACGTATGTGTCAGATCTGTGGTGATTTCCTGGATGAGTTGGTTACTAAATCAGGAACTACTGGTGATGCTAAGTTTCATATTGCAACATATCTAAAGCAGTTCTTTAACAATGAGATTAAGAACGCTCGTAATATTGGAAACATAGATGAAGCAATGTATGACATGCTCAACTTCTATGGTGCAAAGATGGATAAAGAACTTGCAAAGATCAAGACAGTTGCTAATAGAACAAAGAAGTGCAATTTAGTTTATGGAAGTCAAAACTATGTTGTAGATAATGTCTATAAGTTCAAAGCAATGCTTGCACTGTACAAAGAACTACAAGCAGTGAAGCAAATGGTTATAGATAAACTAGATCATCTAGAAGAATTCAGGACATTTGTCCAGACAGACAAAGGATATA